GTAAAACTTTTAATTTAAATAATCTACAATATACAATTGGCTGTAACGCTGTTCATAGAGAACACGTTTGTAATCAAATTGTAGCCGTTGACCGTCGCATGGTCAACGAAATTGTAGCAAACCCCCACTATAAAGAAATACCAATCTACACAAGACCTGACTGGGTCAACAATTATAAACAATATACTAACGTCAGTGTAGTTCCAAAACTGCCATATACTGGATCTGATAGAATAGACGATCCGTGGCATTGGAATACTGGTCCATTTGCTATCCTTGTTGCTTGTTATATGAATCCCAAAAAGATTAATTTAATAGGTTTTGATTTATACAGTACAGAGAATAAATTAAACAACATATACAAGGGCACACAAAATTACGGTAAACCAACAGACAAACCAATAGACTATAGTTATTGGATATATCAGTTAAAGAAAATATTTGACTGCTTTCCTGACGTAGAGTTTGTGCAGTGGCACGATAATAATTGGATAACTCCGTCTGAGTGGTTGGATACAAAAAATTTGACTTTACGTGTAATTAATGTATAATTACTATATGCGGCCTAAGGCGTCATCCCGCAATATAAACTCTGCCGCCATTGCTAAATCTAAAGGAGATTACAATGGCAAAATTTTACTCAACAAAAACATACGGTAACGACCGAGGCTTATCATGTTGTTTTAGACAATGGCGTGCCACACACAGCCACTGCTCAACACTACATGGTTACTCAATTGGCATTAAGCTAATTTTTGAATGTGACACACTAGATGACAAAAACTGGTGTATGGATTTTGGCGGACTTAAAGAATTCAAAGCGTGGGCAGACCATATGTTTGATCATACGCTAGTAATTGCGTTTGATGACCCTATGATGCCTTTCTTCAAACAAATGGCTGCACAAGTCAATATGGGCTCTGAAGATCCTCATAGCGATATTCCCCACAAGCGTGGTGCTATTTGCGATCTTAGAGTAGTAGACGGAGTGGGCTGTGAAATGTTTGCCAAAATGGCCTACGACAAAATGGCTGAGCTACTCGCAAGTGGTGGCATGCGTTATCCAATCAATCCAACCGTTAGGATTAAATCAGTTGAAGTATTTGAACACGGTGCTAACTCGGCTACTTATGAAGGCTAATATGAAAGAAATAAGTTTAGATCAGTTTACAATAGGAAAAAATCAGCCTTTAACGATAATAGCAGGCCCATGCCAAATTGAAAATATGGATCATGCCTTATCTACAGCATACGAAATTAAAAATATTTGTGCAGATTTAAATGTACAATTCATTTACAAAAGTAGTTTTGACAAAGCAAATAGGTCTAGTGTTAATACAAAACGTGGTATTGGCATTGAGCAAGGTCTTGAAATTTTAAAAGCAGTTAATAAAAAACTAAATGTACCCACTATAACAGATATACATGAGTCAGAGCAGGCCACTATAGTTAGCGAGTATGTAGACTTATTACAAATTCCTGCATTTCTTTGTAGGCAAACAGATTTGCTTATTGCCGCAGGTAAAACAGGTAAGCCTATAAATGTTAAAAAAGGTCAGTTTTTAGCACCAAACGACATGAAGAATGTTGCAGAAAAAATTGCCAGTACTGGTAATGAAAACATCATGTTATGTGAAAGAGGATATACTCATGGATACAATAATCTTGTTGTGGATATGCGTAGCTTACCTATTATGGCAAGCACCGGGTATCCAGTGGTCTTTGATGCCACACATTCTGTTCAACAACCAGGAGGATTGGGATCAGTCTCCGGAGGCGATCGAACTATGGTCCCGTACCTCGCTCGGGCGGCAGCGGCCACCGGATGTCTAAGTGCTGTGTTTATTGAAACTCACGAAGATCCAGACAATGCCCCAAGTGACGGCCCAAATATGATTCCGTTAAAACAGTTAAGAAATTTAATTGGGCAAATAAATTTTATACACAACAATGTCAGAAACTTTAACTAAAGCAGAGCATAAGGCATTTAAAGCCCAACGTAAATTAGAAAAAGAGTTAGAAAAAATAAAAAAACAAGATGCCGGTACGGAACGTTGGATAGTATGTCTTAAATACGGCGACAAGTACAATGTAGACTATGTCAATAAATTGTACAACATGACAAAAAGACATAGTGTTTTACCTTTTAAATTTGCATGTATGACTGAGAATTCTAAAGGACTACATCAAGACATTCAAGTGCTTTCTCTCCCTTTAGAAACTAATTTACAAGGTTGGTGGTATAAACCCTATGTGTTTAGTAGTTCATTTCCATTGTCTGGATCTATTCTTTTTTTAGATTTAGATATTGTTATTGTTAAAAACATTGATCAATTTTGGTTACATGAGCCTAATAAATTTTGTATCATTAGAGATTTCACTCGTGCTATGAATCCAGAATGGAAAAGATTTAACAGCTCAATATTTAGATTTGAAGCAGGATCGTTGCCTCATGTGTGGGATAACTTAAAACAAGATCCGTCCGTAATGAAACGGATGCACGGTGACCAAGATTGGCTGTTTAATCAGATTACTAATAACTTTAGCTTTTGGCCCGATAATTGGAGCCAAAGTTATAAATGGGAAATTCGAGATCGAAGTGAAATAGTTGGGGTAGGGAGAGATCGTAAATTTAATCAAATCAAAGAACCCAAAATAAGCCCTGACACATCAATATTAGTTTTTCATGGCGACCCAAAACCTGAGCAAGTTAAAGATCCTATTGTAGTTTCAAATTGGTGTTGACATACTGCTTTCGTTGTTGTATAATAAATGTACATTAACACACAAAGACGTATATGATTAAAAAAATTGGTTTTGCTTGCAAGTGGATCGACCATGCGGATCAAGTCGACGGCATCAAAAAAGATGACGATGCTAAACAGTACAACACAGGTACCACGACAATATCATGGTTGAATCGACAAACTAAAGAAGTTGCAGAGCAAAAACTCTGGGACTTAATGGTAAGTAATATTACAGCTACACAAAAGTTAGTTGATAGGGTGGGGAAACAACATGAAAATCTTAGGATGGTTCGCATTAGTAGCGACATTCTTCCTGCTTATACCGAGCCTACTTGGAGTTATTTTTGGAGCAAGCCTGACGTTGTCAGCTATCTTGAGCGCAATTTTAGCCTTGTTGGTGATAGTGCTCGTGCAAGCAATACCCGTCTTTCTATGCATCCTGGTCAGTTTGTTGTTCTTGCTAGTGCTAACGAAGGCATTGTTGGGCGATCTATAGAGGAATTTGAATATCATGCAGATATGGCACGATACATGGGCTACGGTAAATCATTTCAGGACTTTAAAATTAACGTACACATCTCGGGTAAACAAGGTCCCGAAGGTATTCGAGCTGCCTACAAAAGACTTACCCCCGAAGCCAGGAATTGTATTACAATTGAAAACGAAGAAAACTCCTGGGGATTAGATGATTGTCTTGAGCTTGCTGATATTTTGCCTATTGTTATGGATGTTCACCACCATTGGATCCGGGAAGGTGTATACATTACGCCAGATGATGACCAAGTACAACGTGTTATTGATAGTTGGCGTGGCGTTCGCCCTACTATGCATTACTCAGTTAGTAGGGAAGACTATTTGATTAATCACTGTCCCAATACTAGACCAGATCACACAGTTCTTTTAGCGCAGGGCTACAAAAAACAAAAAATGAGAGCCCATTCGAACTTCTATTGGAATACAGAAGTAAATGAATGGGCTTCAAGTTTCTGGGATCAATTTGATATAATGTGTGAAAGCAAGGCTAAAAATCTAGCCTCATTTGAATTTCACAAATACATCACAACCAAGTAATTACTTAGGTTGTTTAGAGGCACGTGGCTTACGCGGTGCCTTTGGTTTAGATCCTGTTGTTTTTTTAGCGGGTGCTCGTTTTGGTGCAGGCTTTGCAACCGATTCAACTACCGCTTGAGTAGCTTGTTCAGCAATAGGTGTAACTACTGGCGTAACTACTGGTGCAGGTTCCGCTACTTCAACTTTGTATGGAACTTCGGGCGTCTTTGCCTCTTCCGTTTTACCACCAAATAATTTCTTTATTAATCCTAACATGTGGGATTCCTCCTTGTGAGTTATTTATAATTGTCCTAAGGTCTTAAGACTACTTACTGGCATATCCCAAACTCGACGTGCTTCAACACCCTTTTCTTGGGCAAATTTCTTAGCATCGCAATCGCCACAAACGTGGTAAAAATTGTTGCTTAAACGCTTGGGATCCATTTTACCTTTATCTCGACTAAACACGCCCTGACAACAGTCACATTTAAAAACGATGACTGTTTTTTTACGACTATATGTATGCACCTTCCCTGCACTACTGGTGCGTACATAGTGGTTTAATCTAAATTCAGTTCCAATATACATACTACTATTTACGTTAAGATTATAAAACGGTATCGATAAATATCAATATGATAACAATTTCCAACTCAGCAAAACAAAAAATTAAGGATATTCTCCTTGAAGAAAACAACCCAAAAATAGCATTACGCACCTTTGTTCAAGGTGGCGGATGTAGTGGATTCAGTTACGGATTTACGATGGACGATGAAATCAATGAAGACGATTTTGAAATTCCGCTAGATGAGTTTAAGGTACTTATAGATGCAATGAGTATGCAATATTTGACAGGTTCAGAAATAGACTATAAAGAAGAAATAATGGGTTCTTCTTTCACAATTAACAATCCCAACGCAACTACAACATGCGGTTGCGGTTCCAGCTTCGGAGTATAAAATGACAAAACAAACAATCGATATTGGCGTACAAGGCAATGATGGTACTGGCGATAGTATTCGCGAATCGTTCCGTAAAGTAAATGCTAACTTTAATGAATTATATGCTATATTTGGTGCTGGTGGACAAATTAAGTTTAAAGACCTAAGTGATACCCCCACAACATATGGATCAAACACTGTACTAACTTCAGACGAAACTGGCGAAAATATTCTAGCTAGAGAACTTGCAGAAGGTAATGGAATCACCATTGATACCACTGACCCTACAAAAGTAACAATTTCTGCTACAGGTGGTGCTGTTGAGTTTGACTTGTCGCCAAGTTTATCAAATGCTCTTAACGCAAATGGATTCCCAATTGGTAATGTTGGCGAACCAAGCGCACTAGCAGTAAGCCAATACAATGCTGTACACGGGCCAAGCGGCTCGACTGTAACTATTGATGATCTTCTTATTAACAAAGGTTATGCTGATAGACGTTATATTCAGCAAACAGGCGGATCAAGCGCAGGACAAATTCGTCTACGTGATGAGCCATTAAGTGCAGACGAGTATACAAAAACTATTGATAGTTTTGTAGATGGTAATGCCAACATTCCAAGCCACGGGTATGATAGTGGCGTTGACGGTATTGCATTTACATACAATACAACTGGTCAAAATGCATCTAACATTTCTGACAGTGTGGCTGCGACAGCGTTAATTGCTGGCAGAACTTATATTATTGAAGCCACAGGCAATACAGATTGGGAAGCATTAGGAGCCATTAGTACAGTTGTTGGAACAAAATTTGAAGCCAACGCCGTAGGCACTGGGACAGGGACAGCTAAACCAGTTTATTACTTTAAGTATGTAAACTCTGCACAGCTAAGTTTCCATCCAACATTTACCGATGCTAGAGAAGGTACAAACAGAATTAGTGTTAGCGCACCTGCAACTATATCCACTACAGGATCAATATCAGGAACAACTTTAACTATCACTGCGGTTGCATCTGGTACACTTGCTCCTGGACAGATTATATCAGGTCTAAGTATCACCGCTGGTACAAAGATTGTTGCACAAGTTACAAGTACTGCTGTTGGCGGTGTACTAGGTAATACTGGTACTTACACTATAACTACCGCACATACGTTGAGTTCAAGATCAATTACATCTGCAGACGTACACTCAATAACTGATGCGTTCTATGACACTGAACTAGAAGGATATTGGCTGAGCAATGAAGCTATGCCTAGAAAAGCCATTGTTCGTCGACAGGGCGATACAATGACTGGTACATTAACTTTAAGTGATCACCCAGGAGCACTAGCTGGTGCTGGCACACCTAATGGCGATGATGACTTACAAGCCGCAACAAAGTATTATGTAGATAATTCAAGTTTTGCAAGTACTATTAATTTATTTGTTGCCACAACAGGCGACGACGCTCAAACAAACACACCCCCAGGAAAAGAAGGTCGTGCATTAGCATACTCATTTAGGACATTAGGTGCGGCATGCGAATATGCAGAGTCGTTAATTCAGGATGCTGAGCCAGAACCTGGTCCATATCAGCAACTAATTGCATATGCAAATGGAGTTTCTCTTTCAGAAATTACACAAATTACTACAGCACCAAGTGGTTACACTAGACTTTATTTTAGTAACAATGCTGGCAATACAGTTGATCAAGGTAATTCTGAAAACACAGATATTATTCCTGGAAAATTACTGCAAGGCACTGCATCAAGCGCCAAAGGAAACATCATTTACTATTACGGAGCTGATGGCGGATCTGCAACTGGTGAAGATTATTTAGACGTAGAGTTAATAAGTGGTGCATTCCAATTAGGTGAAAATTTAAAGTTTGGTGAAAGTGTAAAAGATTTAAACATTACAATTAACGTTGAGAGTGGTATATATTACGAAGATTTGCCAATCCGTATACCGGCCAACACTGCTATTGTTGGTGATGAAATGCGTAGGACTATTATCCGTCCTAAAGATCGTGTTTCAAAATCTAAGTGGGCCAATATTTCATTCTATAGAGATAAGATATTTGACGGATTAAGAACAACAAATTATACTGGGCAAAACTTAGCTACTGCTACATCAGTAACCCCAAGTCAACTTGACGGTGATATTACTGTTACCTTAGGCACTGGTACTACCGACCCTTCATGGGTGGGTGCGTATTTTGTTGCTGATCAGGGTAGCGGATTACCAAAAGGAGAAGGCGTTATTACTGCTGTTAGCGGTGGTACAACTTTTTCAGTTACAGTACATGATCCACTATCTGCATTAACTACGATTGCTAGCGGAGATTGGGGCATTTATCAAACAGTAACTTTTGGTAAACACTACTTACAAGATCCAAACAAACCAGTTAACACATTAATTTTAGATACAACAACCACATATCCAAATGCTGCCGCATTGTTGCGAGCCAATAAGGATTTAATTAAAGACGAAGTTGTAAGATATATTAATGCAATATTCCCTACATTAAGTTACAACCAAGCATTGTGTGCTCGGGATGTGGGATACATTGTTGACAATATGACTAGCGACTTAGAGACTGGTTTAATTGACGGGGTTTTAAATTCTGGTGAATCATATTTTAGAGGAATGACCTCTCAAGGTAACTCGTTAATTGCCATCACAACACAGCTAACTGAGACACTAGCTGGAATTCAGTATGTTAATACATTAGCACAACAAATTATTGATAACATTTCAATAAGTCCAAAACGTGGTACCGTTGCTCAAGTAACAAATTTACCTGCTGGTGAGACAGGGTCAGATGCTCGCATTGCTGAACAAATAACAACAATTAAAGCAATTATTAATAAAACTGATCCAGCAAGTTTATATAATCCACCAAAGAATAATAAAGACATGGATGTATTTTTGTGCAATGACAGTGTCATTGTTAGACAAGTATGCGTACAAGGACACGGCGGATTTATGATGGTACTTGACCCAGTTGGTCAAATATTAAGTAAGAGTCCTTATTGCCAACAAAGCTCTAGTTTTTCGCAATCATTAAACAAACAACGTTTTGCTGGTGGACAATTTGTTGACGGATTTACTGGCAACTTAACTGCAAGTGTTATTACAAAAACTGAT